TTTACTTCCAGCTCGCCGGTTAAATTCTTCTCCTTCCAGGACCTTGACCTCAACTCTGCCACGCAACATTTCTGAAGCCGTGACAATGTTCTCGACAGTTTCCCTGGCGTTGGTTTCTGAGCCTGCTCTTTCCAGGAGGTTGTTCCAGGCAGTGTTATTGCCTGTATGTTCCTTGGTAAATTCCCTGATGCTTGACTGCATCCTGGCGGCGTCATCTTTACCTGTGAGAACGTCTATTGCTCTACCACCTGCTCCACCTATTCCACCTGTCAATGCGCCACCCATGACGCCTGAATAAAATTCCTGGTCAGTGTCAGCAGATGCGGCTGAAAGAGCTGCCCCTGCAGCCGCACCGTAACCTGCTCCAAGGCCTATGTCCTTTCCTAGACGAAGAACTTTATCACCTTTTGATGCACGGCTTGCTGCTCCCCTGATCGGTTCAGGTAAAGCCATGCTTTTCGAGGCTCTCTCAAAACCTCCCATTCCGGTAGGGGCCTCTGGAAGCTCGTCAATAGTCTTGGTTACCGCTGAACCCACGGGTCCTATTTTCTCAAGCCCCTCCTTAACAAACCCGGCTGCTGCTGAAGTCTTAGGGAATGCTCTTGCTGCCCTTTCGACATATCCTGGCAAGCTCTCAGGTATACGTTCGGCAATGGCTGACTTACCTCTCTGGAACAACTCGCCAGTAACCTCCATGCCTTTGGCTCCTAGCTTTGTTGCGCCTTTAATTGCAGCAGTCTGGCCTTTCTGGAGGGCACCCCCGATACCTTTACGCACTGCTCCCCTGGCAGCACCTCCAACGACTGTTCCAATGTCAGTCACGTATGATGCACCTTCAGCTAGGGCAGGGTCTACATCAACGTCGTCGGTTTGGAGACCTTCCAAGAGCCCATAGCCTGCCAGGTGGTCGATTATGTCTTCTTCGCCAAGCCGGGCTTTCTCTCGCATAGCCTCAAGCTTGCGAATCTCTCTCCAACCTCTGTATCTTTCCCTGGTGTATGAGTCGTCCCTGGTGGCTTTATCTACCGCTTTGTTTGCGATAATTCCAAGGTCTGCAGTTCCTCTGAGGACACCTTCTCCCAAGGAGTTGATAATACGCCTAAATTCACCTTCGGCTGCATTAGCAATAAAGGCTTTGCCTCCATCGTAAAGCTCACCAACCATGGTCTTGCCAATAGCAATGGCATCGTCCATGCCGAAGTCCTGGTCTTCCCTGCCCTGGACCCATTCCTTCCACTCATCGTAGCTCTTGTCTGTGTCGCCTGGGACGTATGTAAGATCGTCAAACTGAGCAGAAGGGTCGACGTCAACAAGGTTATAGCCTGACTGAGTTTTAGAAGATTCTACATCAACTAGTTTGTAGTTGCTCTGAGGTGCTTCTTCTTCTACATCGACAAGTTGGTATTGTTTATCAGCCATGCTTATTCAAATCTTTGTTGTTTCCATTTGCCGTCCTTCAGGACGTGTATGACCTCGCTTGGTTTTATGTGACCTTGGTTCAGTGCCTCCAGTGCGTCGTCGGCTGAGTTAAAAAGATTCTGCCTGAGATGGAAGGCATCGCCCCCAGAAAACTTATCGGGAATGCCGAACCTCTTGCCTTGCTCCACTGTTCTTAATCGCTCGTCGTTCGCAGACTGCAGGAACGCTTCTGCAGATTGCCTTGCAGTTACCAGGAACTCTTGCCTAACTGCTGGGGAAAGGAATTTCCCTTTAATAACCTGGTTGGCTAGATTGACCATCTTAGACTCAAGTCCACCCGCATCACTAGCAGTCTGGAACTCTCCCTCCCTTACGACACTTTGAGGGTCCAGTGTTTTCATGAAGGTGAACACTGCTGCTATATCAGAGGCTCCAGTTTCTAGTCCTGGCTCCTTGAGCATTAACTTTTCAAGGGCTTGATATTGGGTATTAAGCTGCTTGAAGTTTTTAACAGGTTCGGATGAGTTGAGCTTGTTCCACAAGTCCATACTCTGCTTAGCTTGCTCTTCTGAAAGCCCTCCCCGGTCAGCCCTGTCCATGACTTCTAATTCATGCTTCCTGGTCTCTATTGTTGTCTGGTCCTTTAGTGACTGGACTTGCTGTTCTCTGTAATCAATCAGGCTTTGAGTGTTTTCTTTACTCAGATTATATTGGTTGGTTGAGAGCATTTCCTGGAACTCCCTGGCTTTTGAGCTGTCAATTGCCTGCATGGTCCCAAGGCTGGCTCCAGCTATCATTTCTGTCCCGGTGCCCTGGGCAAAAGCTTCAGCCTGCTTCTCGTCTTGCGCCATGGTAAATGCTTGGTTTGGCACTGACCCGGTCTCTTTAAAAGTTTCCTGGGCAGCCTGCCTGGCAGACTGGTTGGGGTCATTGAATAAGTTAAACCTAAAATTATTCTGGGCTACAGCATCATCAATGCCTATCTGAGATTGTTGGTTCTGTAGCTTTGCACCTTCAATCTTCTCGTTAAGCATTTGGATGCTTTTACGCATCATGCCGCCTTCCATCATACCTTTGAGGTCAGGCAGCCCTGTGTCCTCAAGTTGATTGGAAAACATCTTCGACCACTCAGAATCGGTGCCCTGGAAGTCGTCTGGCTTAAACTCGTCAGAAAATGTGAGCAGTTGCCGCCTTAGCTTTTTGCTTTCACCTGCTGACTCAAATGCCTGACCTATTCCCTGACCAAACTTTTCAATGCCTCTAGCCAAGTTTTGTCCTACTTGACTGACTGCCGTTGGCTGAACGATTCCAGCACCTGTATAACTTTGTTTTGAAAACATGATTGTGTATTTTAAGGTTTGAAGAAGCCTGTTGCCCCTTGTGCCATACCGCCCATCATGCTTCCTGCTGCACCTATACCTGCCCCTATCAGGGCTGACCTGTTGTTTGCGCTTTGAATGGCTGCATTGTTGGCGGCATTCATGTTGCTGGCATGGACACTTCCCAGATATGCACTTTCAGGGTTGAACAGTTGTCCAGGGTTAAAGCTTTGACCTTGCCCGGCTATCATTGCTCCCTGGTTTACATTGACGCCAGGGCGGCCCAAGATGGCCATGAACGGGTCCTGAGCGGTGGCCGCATTCATGCCTGCCACTTGCTGGGCAAAGCCCTGTCTGCGCCTCTGTAGCTGCTCTGCTTGCAGCCCTTTGATCAAAGACTCCTGGCCTACATCTACCATCCCGTAACCCATGCCTCTGGCGGCCTGTGAGCTTCTTACCTGCTGCTCAAGCTCTCTCTGCAGAGATGGTGGCAAGCTGGCTCCTGCTTCCAGGTCTTCCATTGCCTGGGTGTTGAGTTCTTCCATCAGCCTGGCTTGTTCTGGGTTGGCTGCCTTGAAAGCTTCGGTCGCTCTTACCCCAAGCTCTTCAACGTCTCGTATGTCACCTTCCCTTCCCACTCTTCTGCCAGCTACTTCAGCAGCATTAAGCCTTGGTAATACATCTTGTTCGTATAAGTCCAAGAGCCCAGGTTGACCGTCTTTGCCTGTTAAGACTTCTCGCAAGACTCGCAGGTCGAGTTGAGCAAATGCCGGGCGGCCAAACTCATCACTCGACTCAAGCTCATATAGGTCAGGTGCTACCTGAGCCTGGGCTGCAGTGTTATCGATGAGTTCTTGTGCCCCATCTCTCGTCTCATACTTAACTTTTGTTCCCATTGAGTGTCTTTCTTTGGAAGTGATTCCAGTTGTAAATTTTTAATTGGTCTGAATGCAGCCTATGCCAGGCAACGTGCTTGAGCTTGTAAGGCGCGAGCTGCTGAAACCGTTTGATTCTGTTCTTGCCTGATGCGTAAAAAACGAACCAGCAATCTGGCTTTTTGTGTTCAAAGTTGAAGTCATTAAACCTGGCCGCATGCTTCTTCTCTATAGGCCTTGCCAGGATGAATGCATCATCACCTGAGTAGACATAGCCGTGTATTAAATAGTTCCCCAGATGATGCTCAAAAGATGCACCGTACTCCTTTATAGCGTTGGCAATTGGCTTAACCACCAACCTTTATTAATTGGTTATCATCACGTTGAAAACCGGAGTTGACAGGTAAGTTGTATCAACCTGAAGGACTATGCCCGAAAGAGTTCTGGAGTTTGTTTTGCATCCCGTTGTAGATTCCGCTCCAGTTGACCCATCCACTACCCTGACAAACAGAGGCAAATCAACTGCAACGTTAGCTGTAAAGTTGATGGTTAACGTTCCAGTGTTCGACGTGTCACTCCAGGTAATTGACGCTATGTTCGTAGTGCCTGAACTCGTCATCGTTGTATTGTTTGTCGCAGCAAACCGGCCCTTTGCCGCAAAAGAAGATGCGGACGCATCATCCCATACCGGTGCCGTGCCATTGCTTTGCAGCGTCTTTCCGTTTGCACCCAGGTCTAGCGAGACCCATGCAGAACCGTTAAAGTATGCAAGAGAGCCAGACGTAGCGACTGATGGAAGCAGGCCATTATCTGACCTCCATTCTATGCTGCCCCCTGAATCTGTTGCTAACAGTTTGTCGGGCCCATCAGTTGTTATCTGACTCACGTCAATGGAAGAGACCCCAGCTTGTGCTGACCATTCAGGGTTGTTGTCTGCCCCTTTTGTTTTTAAGAAGTAGCCGTCAGTTCCTGGAGGCAATGTCACCAAGTCGCCTGCAGAATCGTAATATAAAATCTGACCATGCGTCCCTTGAGCAATCTTCGTTAACGCCAGGTTGTGGTCATCAACCTTTGAGTTGATGTCGAGACTTGAAGCAAGCTTTTGGGTAGTAACCGCACCATCAGTTATCTCGCTACTATCGACCTTTCCTTCCAAGGTGATGCCTGGAGTTCCTAGCAAGTTTAGCTTGCCATAAGTCACTCGTTCACTAGCAGAAAACTGGTAGCTGGTTTGAACTTTAAAAGTAAGTGCCATTTTATGTCAGAGTTGAATCTTCTGCTGCTGGTATGTACCACTTCGCGTTTGTGTCATGTGCAAAGATTACGAAGTTGCCTGAAGAGAGCGTGAAGCTGCTGTCGAATGGGTAATCTTCCCAATCGCTTGAGCTTATGGCTATGCTGGCGTTCGCCACTCTTTTGTTGAGTATTATTTTAACACCAGCAATACCTACTGTTGGTGTTGGAAGTGTGTATGAAGCGGTGTTGTCGGAGAGAATGCTAACGACATAGCTGTTGGTTATAGCATTGGTCTCCACTGTCAAAAGTGACTGTAAGAAAGTGACCGCATTTCCGAGGCGGATGGTAGGGTTGCCTCCAACTCCGTTTGCGTTGGTCCATTCAAGCCCGGTCGATGCCAGGAAAGTTTTCGGTGTAGCACCTCCGTTGCCGTCTATCTGAACGAACCCTGGTGTTCCGCTGAGTTCATCAATAGATCGTATATTTCCGGTCGCGTAGTTCAGGTGTTCCAGCGACTCAATGAACTCCGTCCTCGTAACGGTTGTTGCACCAACCGGTCCATTGTTAGTGTCTACTGCAAAGTTTTTGGTATTGTCTGGCATAGCTTTTAATGATGGAGGCCTTCTCTGCGTTGACCAGAGGTGGAGCCACTTGTGATTGAGTGTATTCTTATTCTTCCCTGGAGACCTTCAAATTTGATTTGGAAATATGAGCCTCGTTGGTCAACTCTTAGTGAGTGCGTGTAATACTGATGAAGGTCCAGAACAGTCCCTGTAGAGCCTAACACGGTTCCTCCCCCTGGCTGAGTTGCGTCCAGGATGACACTGTAATCTCCCCTCCCCTGCTTTTCATGGTCATCGTTGATATTTGTGATAGGCCAATCTTCGACCGCGAAAGTCATGTATTTTGTCCTGCTAGGGAACGTGTAGGATGTATTGTCCAGGAGAACAGTTTGCTCTTTGACTCCGTCAGTTATCGCAGTGACTTTGTATTGAGGGTCCCATGTGGAAATAAATATTTGTGCGTCCTGGAATCTTCTCCGTTTCCCAGCATTGAAGCCGTAACCCCTTGTCACTACCATGAAGTTGATAGGCCTGTCTTCGACCATAACTTTCTCACTGCAAATTGAAGTGATGTATGGGTCAGAAGTGTTGACCAGGAATGGTGTGCTGTTGAGAAACCTGACACCGCAATCTGTTTGGCTTACAGAGTCTGTGTTATGCTGCCAAGTGCCGTCACTGTAACCAGCATATAAATTGTCTGCAGGAGTGTCGCAGTGATCTCCTGACTCTTCCCCCATGTCCCAGACTCCGTCTGTGTCTTGGGCATTTGTTTGTGGGTCCTCTACAAAGTTATCAACCCCATCGCTGACCAAGTCTCCTTCAGATTCCTCGATGGGAGATAACCTGGTTCCTACAACTTTGGTCCCGTTGTTCACAGTGACTGAGCTGCTGATGGGTGGCTGAGTATTGACCACTACATCACATGTATAAGTCGTCTGTTCTTCTCTGACGCCTTCGGTCTCACCGTATTCATACAAACCTACTCCCCCTGAGTAATCGACGTAGAACAAGCTTTCAGTGCCCTGGAAGTCTGCGACGAAGAAGTATTTAATTTTAATGGCTTCGCCTTCGTCATAACCCGCCCAGGCTTTGTTGAGAAAATCGTAGACCAGGACTGCATTGTTTTGCTGGCTGCCATCCAGGGGGACAGAGAGATAATATTTGTTTTGCCAGTAAGCCGCACATGCAGTCGCCTTTGCTACACCCATGTCAATGCGATCTATGACAGGCTGTATAGGGCTACTGTTTGGCTCGGAGATGCCGTGCAATTTGTTTTGCTCTGTCTGGCTCAGGCTAACAACACCACGTTGACTTAGGAACCAGAGGTCTTTGCCTACGTTCGCTACTGACCTGGGCCCAACCAAACCAAACTCAGAGGTGACCTGATCAAGCACTGCATTAGTGCCCCAAGAGCCAACAAGGTTTGAGACCGAGTAGATGCTGGTCTCCTTAAAAACAATAACCGTCGAGTCATTGAATTTGTAGAGTCTGTTTATCGCATCCGAGTCACCCTGGTTGATACGAAACTGACTATACACAGGGTCATACGACGACAGGTCCTGTATGTCAGAGAACGACACAACATCCGCTTTATAACCGCCTGCAGGCTTGTGCGGCACGATGAACCGGTTTTGGAAGAACAATGCCGAATTCGCGTTCGGCAGATTCTCTGTCCCGCCTGCCCCGCTTGCGTCAGGAACTTCAATGAAGCCTTCTTCAAAATTGGTAAGAACTAAGTGTTTTGCATCAGGGCCCCTGGAGATGATGCATTGGTTAAAAGCTTGAGTGAACCAGAACAGATCTTCGGTCACCACGTCCTGGTATGCTGTGACAGGCACGGTCAGGGGGACAGACACTTTGACTTCGACACTGTTATTGCCTGGACGCAGCCGATAGATCTTTATGTTAACATTGTCAGTGGACGAAGCCACCAGAACCCAATCGACTCCGTCAGGGTCGTTCCAGACACCCACGCCAAACACCTTTCCAAAGTTTCCTCGTAAAGTTCCCTGGAAATCAATGTCTCCCTGGTCCCAATTGATTGGCCACTCCCAGGAGTCCCTAATGTTTGACCAGGCTACGGGCATGGTGCCTTTCCTGGGTTCGGCTACACCGAATCTAAAACGTGCATTACGAGCATCGCTGACATAGCCAGGCTGCAGTAAGTGGGGACTTGTCCGCATGTCTACACCGATAAAACCGTTGTCCCCGTCTGTTGTGGGGACGTCGTCGTTCACTGAGTAGTTGCGGTGCTGTCTCATTTGTATATTCCTGCTTTTACTAATACCTGGTGAAGCAGCTTGTTACTGCTCTCCCAGGAGAATGACATAGCCCTTTGACTAGCCTTCAACGCTTTATCACACCTTCTGTTTTGATAAACCTCCCTCAGGTTGTCTACCAGTGAGTCCTGCTTCGGTTTGGCCCAGAGACCACCGTTTTCGTAATGCCCTTGTGCGGGTGCCAGGACGTAGTCTACCGGGTAGCCAATCTCTTCATTGAACCATTCGCTGATACCTCCAAACGGGACACATATCACAGGCCTACCTGTTGCTGCAGCCTCCTGCTGATGCAGTCCCCAACCCTCACCATAGGAGGCAGAGACCAGGCAGTCTAGGCCCTGATACCAATTTGCTAGTTGCTTCCTCGTCCAGAATTCTTTGGTGACAATCACCCGGTCATCATCTGTCTGGATGTCAGGGTCGCCAGGGTGCATTTTAACGTGCAGACGGACGTCCTTAATGCGTTTTGGGAATGACTTGCCCCAAGCGTCCAGGACATCTTTAAAGCCCTTCCTGCAGCCTCCTGCAGCAGTTCTTCCTGCAGTGCCAAAAACGAACACGTCCTTGGTTATAGGTGGTTGGTAATGGAAGACTGCAGTATCTATTCCCAGAGGAACTTTTGCCATTGGCCTCTTTATGCCTTGAGCGTTCCAGTTGCCGATATTCCAGTTGCTTGGAGCAATGACAAGATCAGCTTGGTTAAGGTTAATAACTGACTCCTTGTGGAGCTTGGTCGTCTCCCACATTGTGTTGTAAACAATGCGCTTGTTGCTTTGAGGTTTGAATGTGGGGCAATGAATAATCATCTCCCACTCTTCTTGCTGATGCTTGTTTACCAGGCTCTCATAAACCACCCTGGGTATAGGGGCCTTGCCTTGCTCAACTGATATAGGGAAAAGAGCAACCTCTTTCCCTATCTTTGTCATTCCTTCTACTACTCTAAAGCAATGTAAAGAGTAGCTTGAGTAGCCATCGACCACTCCACGTATCACACACCTTTTCTCCATAAATTGTCATCGACTCAATTCGCTTAAGATCGCTTGAACGAGCTTCTCTGTGTTAGCAAGCTTTTGCTGGGTCTTTGCGTCAGACTTAATTGACTGAGCTTTGTTTGGGTCTAGTTTGGTAAGCTCTTCTTTGAACTTTTGGGCTGTTATGATTCCAGACTTGGCAGCCTCTTTCCATCTCCTGGAACGCCAGTGGGCTCCTGCTCCCAGAAAGCCAAGAGTTGCTGTCGCTACAAGTCCGCTCCAGGGGAATGGTGCCACGTCGCCAGCCAGCTCAACACTGCTTGAAACGAATGGGCGGAGAACCCAACCGTTTGTGCTAACAATGGTCTGAGGTTCTCCGTTTGGACCCGTCACAATCTCTTCACTAATCACCGGGTCATACAATGCGTTGCCCAAGCTTGAACAACCTGCCAGGAGGTAAGCTGTCAAGGTGAGCCCTATAATATCAGTCAATCTCTTCATCTATATCTCCTGTTTTGTTTTGAAGAATGTGTCTCCATATGATTATGCATTTACCGGTCATCCAGACAGCAGTTGCTACCGCAATTCCGACCCTGGCCCATGACTCAATTCCATCTGCCCAGGACACCGTCCAGCCAATGGCTCCAATGCATAAAAACCTGATGGTATCAGTAAGTTCGCCTGCCACCTCTTTTGCTCCCCTTTTTGCCCATGACTCAAGCCCAGACTCTTGCCGGTGTGTTTGGCTCGGGGTCCACTCTGTAAGATTCCAAAGCGGAAGTGTCTTCACCTACAGCTCGAATGTTACAATGAACGCCATCGACGTAAGTTGCCTCAGTAACAATCTCACCCTCTTCATCGAGTTCCGCTGGCTTGTCAACGATGAGTCCCACGATGTCCGTATTCCTAAAAATCTGTTGCTCCTCCCAAGATGTAGCAATTGGGTTCTCTGGGTCGCTTCGGTCCCACTCGGTCGGCACTTTTTCAAACAAAACGGAACGCATTTCGTCCTCGTCCGCGAATTTTAAATATAGGTCAGTAAATGTCATTTGATTCGTAGTCAGTTGTTATTGTCAGTCCACTAATGCCGACAGCTCGGTGTCTGAAATCGCCACATTCCACAGCATTAGATTTCGGATAGTGCCGTTGAGTTGCCCTAC